CACAGAAGTATAAAAACATAATAAAATCAAGGAGATACCACAGATGGTTTGACTCTGGAGACATACAATCTTATGGACATTTGATGAAGATATTTGAGGTGTGTGAACTTACACCCCACATAAGATATTGGTTAGCTACTAGAGAGTATCAGATTATAGATCAGATCAAAGAAGAAGATGTACCAAAGAATTTATGCCTACGAGTATCAGCTACTAAAGTAGATAGTCCACCCCCTAAGTTTTGGAAGTGGACATCTGGTGTGCATAAAGATAAAAGACACAAAGGTAGAGAATGTCCTGCACCAAAACAAAATGGTGAGTGTGGTAGTTGTCGTGCCTGTTGGAGTCGATCAATTAAACAAGTAAGTTACAAGGAACACTAATGATATTAGATGATGAATATATAACAAAAGATATGCTAACTAAAGAGAGTTACAAAGGCAATAACTATGCAAATGGAAATGCAGTTATGTTTGATTTGCAAAATGGAAAACAAAATGTGTTATGTTTTTGTGATAATAAACATACAGCAGAGGCCATAGCTGAAGCATTAAATCTGTTAGACAATCTAGAGTCAGATGGTGCAGAGCTATATCAACATGACAAATTTGAATCTAAAAAAATTGATGCACAATATTATCAGGAGAATAAAAAATGACACAAGGTAAGATAGCAAAAATATTAATACAAACAATTATAAAAGAATTAGGTGGCAAGATAAATAGACAAGGCCAATACCTTGATGGTATGGGTACACAGTTTTCATTTGATTTAAAAGGTAAGTCTTTTTCAGTTGACCTATGGGATGAGGATGTGGTAGAGCTATTTAATAAATAAATTATGGTGGTACTTAACTAAGATTTGCCATGCATGGAGGTTGTTAAGCTAAGTTGTGTTCCAGGGTGTAATCAGATAAAAAAGCCACCATTTAACTATGATAACACGGAGTAAAAAAAATATGAAACAATATACATTTATAAGAACTGGTGGAGATAAAAAACATATCGAAGCTATGAGTCTAAAGAAAGCCATAAAGAAATATGATGGCAAACCAATGGATCATGACAATAATGTTTTGATTGTTTGGACAAGTAAGAAAGGTAACATAAGTAATCAACTAATTAAATTACCATATGTAACTAGAAAGGAAAGGAAAGGTAAACTATGATTAGATTTGTAGAAGTAAAAGATCAAGATATAACTATGGGTGATAGATGTTGTTCAGATAGTTGTGCTATTGCATTAGCATTAAGGCACGAGTATGACCCTACGAGAAGTGAAGATTACCAAATAGATATTGAGGTAGAGTTAGAATATGATGAACCTAAATTATGGGTTGGCCATAAAGAATTAGAAATAGACCCTAGCCAAATTAAATCTGTAAAAAAATTTATAAATGATTTTGACAACAGCAGAGATGTTGAACCATTTACACTAAGAATAATAGAGCAGGTAGGATCATGAGATTTGTAAATGAAAGATTAATACTTGAAAACCACTACGAATGGTGTAAGAAAGAAGGTAGAGATACATCATGGTATAAAGAGTACAAGGGAGGTACAAAAAATGTTCGTATGGAAACATCCAAAGTATTACAAGGAATTAAGAAAAAATAATTTGACAAAAGAAAACTTTTCTGATAAGGGGGAAGAAGATGAAAAAATACAAAGTAAGATTAACAGGACTAGGGATAGAGGCAGTAGCGATAATTCCAATAGAGGCAGAACCAACAATAGAAAAAATAGAAAATAACGTAGCATACTATCTTAATCATAATCTAATGAAAGTTGAACCAAATGATTTTTATTCAACAGATAGATACACAATAACATACGAGGAAGTGCAGGTTGAATTATAGACAACAGTTAGAAGTTATAAAAGGTTTAGGTATACCAACAGAAACTCAAACAAGAATGGATTGCCCATTCTGTAATGGAAAAAACACATTGTCTATAGATACAACTGAAAATAAAATAGGGTGGTACTGCTTCCACGCATCATGTAACGCAAAAGGTAAACACAAGGGGGAAAAGAATATGCATTATGTAGACAGAGTATTTCATGGTAATAAAACATTACACATAGAAGATAAAGAATTTACAATACCAGATAGCTTTCAATCAATATACTCAAACGAAAAGGCCATGCGTTGGCTATCTAATAATAATTGTTGGGAGTCTTGGTCATGGGGTAGAGCAGATTTTAAATACGATGTTAAACAAAACAGAGTTGTATTCTTAGTTAAGAATAGAGTATCACACAAAGTAGTTGGTGCAGTAGGTAGATCATTAAATAAAAATGATTTTCCTAAATGGTTTATGTATGGTAATAAAGATGTACCGTTTAAATGTGGTGAATGTAATGATGCAGTAATAGTAGAGGATTGTCCTTCTGCTTGTGCAGTATCTAATATACTTACAGGTATATCAATCATGGGTACTAAATTAAAAGATATACAAAAGTCACACTTAAAACCATATAAAGATTTATATATATGTTTAGATAGAGATGCTACAACAAAAGCATATGACATGGCAAAAGATTTAAGATCATCTGGATTTGACAATGTAATAGTTAAACCGCTAGAGGATGACTTAAAATACTACAACACAGAACAAATAAGGGAGATGTTTTATGGACAGGAAAATGAAACAAGAAGTTCTTGATAGCTGGGTTTCTTGGAAACATGATATAAAAGATATGAATAGATCTGAATGGAATCAAAGAGATCAAGCTATTATGGATGCTATAGAATTAATATTAAGAAAGGGGTTGGATGATAGAAAAACAGATGATTAGGCTTATGCTTAATAAAAAATTTTATACACAATACAAAGGCATACTATCTCCAACAGTATTTTCTGGAGACATAAGTTCTCTGTATGATACAATACAAAAAGCTCATGATAAATATGAAGAAGATATAAAAGTTGATGAGTTATATTCTTTACACACTGCAATATTTAATCCTGCATTAACTCGTGCTGCTAAAGAAAAGTTTAGTGAATTAGTAGAAGATATAAAAGAAACACAAGAACCTAGTAAAGAAATTGCAAAAGATATTATGCGTATCTTATCTGATAGAGATCTTGCACAAAGAATAGCAGTAGAGGCTACAGAAATATTTAATGGTAAAGAAGCAAACTTTACAGAGATAACTGGTATGATAGATAAACATAAAACAAATATCAGTGAAGATAAAAACCCTGCAGTAACAAGTAACATATCAGAAGTTATAGAATTATTAGATGTAACAACTAGATGGAAGTTTAATATACCTGTACTAAAAGAAAACGTAGGTGGTATTGGTGGTGGTAATCTTATGATTGCATTTGCTAGACCAGAGACAGGTAAGACAGCTTTCTGGGTTAGCCTATGTGCAGGGCCAGAAGGTTTCTGTTCTCAAGGTGCAGTTGTCCATGCATTTATAAATGAAGAACCTGCAATAAGAACACAGATAAGAGCAATCTCAGCATATACAGGTATGACTAGGGATGAAATATTATTTGATAAGGTACAAGCACAAAGAATATGGAGTGATATAAAAGATAATATATCTATGTTTGATACAGTTGATTGGTCTATAGAAGATATAGATGCACACTGTGAAAAAAATAAACCAGATATAATTGTTATAGACCAACTAGATAAAATAAATGTTAGTGGTACATATGCAAGAACAGATGAAAAGTTAAGACAAATTTATACAAGTGTTAGAGAGATAGCTAAACGTAGAGATTGTGCGGTGATTGCAATATCTCAAGCATCTGCTGATGCACATAATAGAAATAGTATTTCATTTGACCAGATGGAAAATTCTAAAACTGGTAAAGCTGCAGAGGCAGATTTAATTATTGGTATAGGTAGAAATGCTAATAGTGATTTAGAAAATAAGATAAGAACATTATGTATAAGTAAAAATAAAATTAATGGTTATCATGGGGAACCTGTGTGTACTATTAGGAGAGGTATAAGTAGGTACGAAGTATGATAACAACGGTAGACGTAGAGACATCTTGGCAAAGAAATGAGAATGGTGGGTATGACCCATCACCTTTTCATCCAGATAATATATTAGTTAGTGTAGGATTAAATTCTTATTTTGGTGATGAGTATTATTTTACAAACCATAGCGAGAGAATAGATAAAGGCTGTGCAGTTAAGATACAGGAAACTCTAGATAAGACAACTTTACTTGTAGGACATAATATTAAATTTGATTTGATGTGGTTGCTAGAGTCTGGATTTAAATATAATGGTAGAGTCTACGATACTATGTTAGGTGAGTACATATTAAACAGGGGTGTTAGAAAAAGTTTAACACTTGAGATGTGTTGCCGTAGAAGAAAGATAGGTTCCAAAGATAGCAGTGTAAAAGAATGGATGGACAGGGGCGTATCATTTGAAAACATACCAAAAGATATTGTAGAAGAATATGGTAAGATAGATGTACAGATAACTAGAAGATTATTTGATTCTCAAATGGCTGATCTTAAACTAGAAAAGAATAAAGGTTTACTTATGACAGTAAAGATGATGAATGAATTTTTAGTTGTGCTATCTGATATGGAACGTAATGGTATTAATGTAGATCTAAAAGAATTAGATAGAGTAGAAAAAGAATTTAGAGCAGAGTTTGCATACTTAAAACAAAAGATAGATAAGATAGTATACAGACAAATGGGTGATACTAAAATTAATTTATCTAGTCCAGAACAATTAGCTTGGTTAATATATTCTATGAAACCAAAAGATAAAAAGCAATGGGCTAAAATATTTAATGTTGGTATAGATAAAAATACAGGTAAGAGTAAGAGAAGACCCAACTATTCTAGACAGCAATTTAGAAACTTAGTTGCAGATAATACAGAAGTAATACACAGAACTGTTGCACAGCAATGTGTAACATGTAAAGGTAAAGGTGTAATTAAAAGAATTAAAAAAGATGGTAGCCCATTTAAAAATTATACTAAGTGTCCAGATTGTGATGGTGATGGATATATCTATACACCAATGGCAAAGATTGCAGGGTTTAGGCAAAGACCTAGAAGTGTATATGATATTGCAGAGTCTGGATTTAGAACAGATAGAATTACATTAAGTAAAATAGCATCAGAGGCAGAGGGTGAGTTTAAAGAATTTATAGATGCAATCGTAAGACACAATGCAGTTGATACATATCTAAATACATTTGTTGAAGGATTAAAAAATTTTACAAACGAAAAAGGTTTTTTACATCCTAAGTTTATGCAGGCCATAACTGCAACTGGTAGGTTATCGAGTCGTGATCCTAACTTTCAAAACCAACCAAGGGGTAGAACATTTCCTATTCGTAAAGTAGTAACGTCTAGATTTGATAGTGGTAAAATAATAGAGATAGACTTTGCACAATTAGAATTTAGAACTGCAGTATACCTTGCACAAGATAAACAAGGTATGGAAGATATAAAAAATAAAATAGATGTACACCAATATACTGCAGATATTATAGGAGTATCAAGACAAGATGCAAAAGCACATACATTTAAACCTTTGTACGGTGGTGTAACTGGTACAGAAGATGAGAAAAGATACTATACTAAATTTTTAGAAAAATATAAAGATATAAAAACATGGCATGAAAAATTACAGAGTGAGGCCATACGATATAAAAGAATTAAACTACCAACAGGTAGAGAATATGCTTTCCCATATGCAGAGAGAACACCTTGGGGTGGATCTACATACGGAACACAAATAAAAAATTATCCTGTACAAGGTTTTGCAACAGCAGATATTGTACCATTAGCTTGTATAAATATATATAAACTGATGAAAGAGAAAGAGGTAAAAAGTTTACTTGTAAATACAGTTCACGATTCTATTGTGGCTGATGTTTATCCTGGAGAAGAAGATGTGATGAGTAAAATATTTAAACAGGGCACAGCAGATGTAATACCATCCCTCAAAAAGTATTACAAAATTAACTTTAATGTACCACTAGATACCGAAACAAAGATAGGTATTAATTGGCTACAAATGGAGGACATAAAATGAGTAAGGACATAGATGCATTAGATACTTTAGATGACTATTCTGATGAAGAGTATTCAGCTTTCTTAGAGTATACACAACTAAAGGACCAATGCATGGTGGAGCCGACAACATTATATATAAACGAGAGGCATGAGTTTTTATCAGAGTGGACATACTTTGCTAATGCTGATGATCTAGATGTAAAAGTAATAAATGGAGATACAAGAATATGTTAGAGATATTTTTTATAATATGTTTAGTAGGAATGGGATTAAGATTATTAGATGATATTATTTATCATTTCTTTAGGAAAAAATAGATGTGTCAAAATAGTCACTTGTTTTTTAACATAAATATGATATACACAAACGCTAATATAAGGAGGACAAATGTCTGATAATAATATAATAGTAAAAGGAATGTCTAATGAGCAAATAATGCAAGCCATAGGACAGGATGATGGGTCTACTCTAGGAACTAATATACCTAGATTAGCAATTAATCGTAGCCCAGAAGATGATGATGGTAATCAATTACCTGTAGGTCATTTTTATACATACGATTCTAAATCTGGCCAGAATGTTTATTCAAAGCCTGTAACCTTTAGGCCATTTATAAGTGCAATGCAATATATGCATTATGATGCTGTTAAAGGTGAGTACATAAATAGGTCTATAATTTTTAAAAGTTGGAGAGAAGAGGCTATAGATATACTAGGTGGTACTAGGTGTGGTAAAATACCATTCAAAGAAAGATCAAGTTTAACTCCAGAACAATTAGAAGAACAAAGAACAATTAGATGTTACAAATTAGTATACGGTCTACTTAGTTTTGATAAAGGAGTTTCATCACAGGGTAAGGCTGTATCAATAGAAAATCTACCAGTTCTTTACAGAGTTACTGGCACAGCTTTCTCACCAGTTAGTTCTGCTTTAGACCAACTAAATAAAAGAAGAAAACTTATGTTTAATTGTACCTTCTCTTTAAATACCAAAAGACAAAAGAAAGGTGGCAATGTTTATTACACACCAGATATAACTGTAAATGCTGATGCTAATTTACAATTATCTGATGATGATATGGATACATTAAAAGTATTTCAAGATTCAATTGATGTAGAAAACAAAGAGGTAGTTGATGCTTATAATTTAGCAAAAACTAATGGTGCTAAAAGTAATACTGATAGCATAGATGCAGAGATTGTAGAAGATATGGATGATTCACCAGAAAAAATATTGGCATCATAATGAATACTATACTTCTAAAAGTTCAAAAGTATCTAGATAACGTATCTAAAAATCCTGTACAGCTAGACAAACAGCTAGTACAAGAGTTTGGTGAGGCGTGTAAAAACGCCTTACTTAAACAGTTTGAAGAAGTTAGAAGAGATAAGTTTGAAGTTAGAATGTCAAATGCAGGTAGGCCTTTATGTCAATTACAAATGGAAGCTAAAGGTATTAAAGGTGAAGGCCAACCTTACAATGTAAAGATGAGAAATACTTTTGGAGATATCATAGAAGCATTAGCTATATTTGTTATGAAATCTTCTGGCATAGAAGTAACTAATGAACAAAAAAAAGTTAAGTATAACTTTAATGGAGACAGTATTGAAGGTAGACAAGATGTTGAAATTGATGGAAAGATATGGGATATTAAAAGTGCGTCACCATATTCCTTTGAAAAAAAATTTGGAGAGGCTGGAGGATTTAATGAAGTTGTCAGAGAAGATTCCTTTGGTTATGCGTCACAAGGATTTTTATATGGAGAAAGCCAAGGTAAAGACTTTGGTGGTTGGATAGCTATTAATAAATCTACAGGTGAGTGGGTAGTTTGTGAGACACCACCAGCAGTTGATGAATATAAAAAGAAAGCATTAAAATCTGCTGAAGATAATTTTAAATCACTTAAAGATAATAAACCTTTTAAAAGATGCTATGATGATGTGGCAGAAACTTTTAGAAGTAAACCTACTGGTAATAGAGTTTTGGGCTTTGTGTGTTCTTATTGCCCATACAAACTTCCTTGTTGGGGAAGAGATAAATTGCAGTTGTTACCACAACAGCAATCTAAAGGTAAGAATCCTAAATGGGTTTGGTACACTTCTGTTACAAATCCTAAGGAGGAAACTGGAGAGTTTAATGGTGGATAGTTTGAGGGGTCTGTTCACCATTGACTCTCTAAATATTTGTAATATGCATTTATATTTTATAGTATTTAAAAAGAAAAAAGATAATGATTATAAATTATTTACTAACAATATATTTGATAAAGAAAAAGATGCAGATGAATTTGGTAGAAAAAGTATGAAGAGAGGATTTGAACATAAAGTTTTAGATTATAATAGTGATAATTACGATAGGTATTGGAATGAAAAAAAATAAAAATTTAAATGATTTTACTTTAGTTAATTCTGTAAAAGTAATTGTAACACCATGGCAAAAAGGATTTACCTGTGGTATTATAATGGATAGTAAATCTAAAATGACTACAGAAGAATACGAATTATGCTCTACAATAGCTAGGGGTATGATAAAAATGGCAACCACTGACCCTCATTCTACGTTTCTATGGGGACTAAGAGGATTTGCTGACGATAAAAACAACAATCAGAAAGACATGTCAATTAGTTCTGTTGCAGAGTTTGACGATGATTCTAATGTTATTGACTTTCTTGAATTTTTAAAACAGAAACGTGATAAGGAGTTAAACTAGTGGCAACACATTTAGTTATGGGTGATCCTCATTGCACACCCAAAGCAAGCAATGATAGGTTTTTATGGGCAGGTAAACTTGCAGCAGATTTAAAACCTAACACCATAGTATGCATGGGAGACTTTGCAAGTATGGATTCTCTATCAAGTTATGATAAAGGTAAAAAACAATTTGAAGGTAGAAGATATAAAAAAGATATAGACCATGCACATGATGCATTAGATAAATTTAACAAAGGTCTTAACGGAAGAC